GTGAAAGTCGAATTTGGACCTCCGCAGTTTCATCCTAATTGGGAAGCATATAATGCCTCCCTTAAGGAATTGTCGGAACCGGAGAAACCCTTTTCCCCAGCATTGCTGCGGAGGGCCGCAAGAGATTACTTGGACCCTCTCTTACCGGCTATGAAAGAGCATGGTGAGAGAGAACGTGTAGGACCCTTGACAATGGAACAAGCCATAATGGGGATTCCTGGTCTCAGGGGCTATGAACCTCTAATCATGTCCACAAGTGCTGGTCTTCCCGTGAATGGCACTAAGGACAAGATGTTCGTGGAATTGCGTGATGATAAGGGCGCTCTTGTTTCTCGTATCCCTAAGCCGGAATTACTTGATGAGATTTCCCGTCTCACTCGGTGTTATGCCTCAAACGTCCGAGGATATCCTGTTTTCTCAGCTTGTCTTAAGGACGAGCCTACGAAGGTTGGTTCTACGAAAGTTAGAGTCTTCCAGTGCGGTCCAGTCGCTTTTAGTATTTTGGTAAGGCAATATTTTATGCCCATTGTGAGGTTTTTGACCCTCAATCCATTGACTAGCGAATGTGCGGTCGGATCCAATTGTTTTGGACCGGAGTGGGAACAGCTTATGAATCATGCGGAAAGCAAAGGCGTTTCCCGCCAGTTGGCTTGGGATTATTCCAAGTATGATTTAAAAATGTCGAGCCAAATAACTCGGGAAGTCTTTTGGATCTTGGTTGAATTGGCCAAAGTTGCTGGAAATTACAGTGAAGCTGATATAGCTTTTATGGAATCTATGGTTGTCGATCTTTGTCATCCTATTGTTGATTGGAATGGCTCTCTTTTGGGTTTAGTGAATTTTAACCCTTCGGGCCATAATTTAACCGTCCAAGTAAACTCGGTCGCAGGCTCTTTGTATGTGAGGATGGCTTTTCTGGACAAATTTCCAGAAGTTTCTAGCTTCCGTGAACATGTAGCAGCGCTTACGTATGGCGACGATTTTAAAGGTAGCGTTGATGAAGCTCATGCTGCTTTCGATTTCCACTATTACAAGGAGTGGGCTGCTCGGCATGGGAAGAAGATTACCCCCCCCGATAAGCTCGGAGAGGAATGTGCTTTCTATGAGAATCCCGATTTTCTCAAGAGGAGGAGTTCCTTTATCCCCGAGATCAATTGCTCTATAGGAGCTTTGGCTCGGGA